AAGGTGATCGACACCATGATCAACCAGTATGTCCTCAATCGTGCTGTGAGGTATCCCCTGTCCCTTGCGGCGCTTGCCACGCACTATGGGGTCACCGAGAAACTAGCCGCCCTTGGTGATGCCCTTAGTGCTGGCAAAAACTTCTCTGATCTGGATCGGGAAGTTGGTAAGCAGTATCTGTCACATGATGTCTTAGCGACAGCCGAGATCTATCAGAAACAAGTAGAACAATTTAATGATGCGGAAGGCGCTTCGCTGGTTCCGATACGAGATCTCATGTGTGAGTTCTGTTCTACCTTGACAGATATTGAGCGGTCAGGCATGGCCATAGACATTGATGTGCTTAACCAAGTTGATCAAGAATATCAACAAGAACAAGAGGAGTTACAGTCCTACCTTAAACGCAAGACACACTCGCTGATGGGCGACACTGAGGTAAACCTCTCTTCTCCTGAACAGATGTCCGAGGTCATATACTCCTGTAAACTTGTTGATAAAAACAGGTGGAAAGAGATTATGAATATCGGTATGGATGAGAGGGGTAAACCTAAACGTCGCCCTAAGCTCTCGCTTGCAGAGTTCAAGCAATCACTGAACCAGTGTTTCAAACGGTCTTACAAGACCAGAGCTTTGCAGTGTCCTTCCTGTCAAGGTCGGGGTTACTTCTTCAAGATGAAGAAAAACGGTGAGCAGTTTAAGAAGCCCACCAAATGCCCTGGCTGCGACGGGAAGGGCTTTATCTATCAAGATCTAAAAGAGAGAGCGGGTCTAAACATCAAACCCTCTGTGATACTAGCAGCGTCTGGTGGTTTTAAGACAGACAAGTTAACCCTATCTGCTCTCCTTAAAAATGCTGATGATCCAGATTCTAGAAAGTTCTTAGAATCCATTGTAAGATTGTCAGCAATCGAAACCTACAGATCCTCGTTTATCGAAGGAATCAAGAAAGGTATCAAGGATGATAATCTACTTCATGCTAATTTCAATCAGTGTATTACTAGTACTGGGCGTCTAAGTAGCAGCAATCCGAATCTACAGAATATGCCCAAAGGTAAACTCTTCCCGGTTCGACGTGCTTTTGTTAGCAGGTTTGACGAGGGAGAGTTGATTGAGATTGACTACTCACAGCTAGAGTTTCGTGTAGCAGGTACGCTTGCCAGAGACTCTAAGATTAAGCAAGAGGTTGAAAATGGATTTGATGTCCACGCTTACACAGCCAAGGTGCTTACAGAACATGGAGAACCAACAGAACGAGGACCAGCTAAGGCATCGACCTTTCGCCCTCTCTACGGAGGAACATCAGGCACCCCGGCGCAGATGGCTTACTTCAGAGAGTTCTTTGGAAAGTACAAAGGAATCTTTGAGTGGCACACACAGCTTCAAGAGCAAGCCATCAGGACTGGGCGAGTCGTTACCGCGACAGGACGGCAGTTCGATTTTCCAGGTTGCTACAGAAATAGCCAGGGCAATGCCAGCGCCAAGACACAAATCGTAAACTATCCTGTGCAATCTGTGGCTACGGCAGAGATCGTACCACTAGGTGTTATCTTGCTATGTCGTAAGATCTCAGAGCTAGAACTGCAAAGCCGAGTGATCAACACTGTGCATGATAGTGTTTTGATTGACACTCATCCAGATGAGATCGACGTCATTAAAGATATTGGTCCAGCTTGTTTGCTTGAGGCGCAGACAGAAGCGCACAAAAGGTTTGGACTGGACGAGTTTATTCCCTTAGCCGTTGAAATGTCTAAAGGAAAAAACTGGATGGAGCAAGAAGATTTTGCTTGACATTTTGGAAAGATTGTGATACAACATCTTTCTTTGTTTACGGAGAACCAAATGAACGAGATCGCACTTTTTGAAAACAGTGATGACTTTGCTCTGCTTTACTCGGCAGTGTCATCAGGCGCACCTAGCATCGCTAGAGCGCGTATCAACAGAGATGCAAATGTAGAGGTGGGCGAGGAACTTGTTAGTGTCGCCGCCCCATCTATTGCTTTGCGTGATCCTACGGATCAAGAATACTTTTCCAAAGATGTCTACATGCGTATCTACTTTGATACAATGCAGACCGCTGTGTTCGACTCTGATGCAGAGCAATACACTAACATGTCCTCGCACTTCAAGGACTTCAGTAAACCTGCCCTGGACTGGCAGGGCGGTGACAAGTGTGGCTGGATTCCGTCTAAGGTAAAAGAAAAGCTGCGGACTTCTGACCCTGTTGCCTTTGCCAGCGCAAACAAAGTCAAGTTGTACCGGCACTTGTTTGGCACTATTCGCATGGAAGATCCAACCTCTCCAGGCTATGACGGCAGTCACGAGGTAAACAATGTTCCCTTCCGTATGCGACTTGGCCCCTCTAACTTTATGGAGGTCAGTTCAGTCTTGGGTGGTTTGCTCAAGCAGAAAGTTAATCCAGCATCTGTTGAACTCAAGATTGACTTTGAGTTAAACAAGCGTGGATCTAACAAATGGTTTACGCTCAAGTACAAGCCTATTATGACTAACATCATTGAGCTTGATAGCGATTACAAGCTTCTCTTGGATGACTTCTTCGATCTGGTTAAGTATGAGAATGAGCAGGTTAGCGAGAAGATGCGAGAGAACAGTAACGATCTCGTGGACAGTTTTGATGATGTGATTGAGGCTTAGTATGTTTGAGGATGTCCACTGGCTGCAAGTCAAGATAGATGACTTCTTGGCTAACACGCCTGAGTTGCCTCAACATATTATCTTTCAGGCTTCTCAGAACTTCAATGAGAAACTGGTTAGGTTTAATTCTAAACCACGGGGGAAGTCTAATCTTCCCTCGCTTTCTCAGATCGGCAAACCTTTTTGCCAGTTACACGCTAATAAACTAGACTGGAATCAGACTCCAAAAGATTCTAGTTTTAAGATCAAGATGACCTACGGTGATATGACCGAGGTTATCGCTGTTGCTATCTTGCAAGCTGCCGGTGTGAATATCTTTGCACTAAATCAGCGCACCCGATTGCCCACAGATGAGGGCGATCTTTACGGTGAGTTTGATCTGATCATCCAAGATGATGACGGCAATCTGACAATGTGGGATATCAAGTCTGCATCGCGATACGCTTTTGAGAACAAGTTCAAATCATACGAAGCGATGAAGGAGGGAGACAGCTTTGGGTATGTCAGCCAATTGTTTGGCTATACCAGGGCAGAGCGTATGAAGTATCATGGTATTGAGGCTGGTGGCTGGATTGCAATCAACAAAGAAACAGGCGACATGAAGGTCTGTGCTGTTGATCCTGATGATGAAGAACTCTACTACAATAATATCGTTGACACCATCAAGCGATATAAAGAGGCAGACGAAAATAATTTTCAACGTAGCTTCGCTGATGTTGAAGAGACTTGGTACAAGAAACCTACAGGCAACCGTAAGTTAGCCAGTGCTTGCACTTTTTGTGATTATAGATACTCTTGCTGGCCTAATCTAGAGTATCGTAAAAAAGCAAAGTCTAGATCAGCCCATGCCTATGAGTACTACACGCTCTTCAAAGAGGAAGAGAAAGATCTCAGTAGCGTCTGCTAAGGCCAAAGGTAGACGTTTACAGCAGTGGGTCAGAGACTGGTTGCGAGATAATCTTAGCGGCGTAGAGGACGATGACATTCAGTCAACTCCAGGTGGTGTTAACGGTCCTGATATTGGTCTTAGTCCTCTCGCTCGTAGAATCTTTCCTTGGACTGTTGAGTGCAAGGCACGAGCTAGAGTACCACTCTACGATGCCTTGGAGCAAGCTGAGTCAAATATTATTGACAAAACAAAACCAGTCGCTATAATCAAAGCTGATAGAAAAGAACCTATCGCAGTTCTTTACGCTAAAGATTTTTTGGAGATGACCCAATGGGTGAAAAAGAAGACTTTGAAATAGCTCACAAGATTTACATACCTGATAACACGTTCGCTATTTTTGTGCATTGTGATGCAGAGAATGAGGTCTTGCAGGTAGATGTCGGAGACTTTGTATCAGAGTCTTTGCAAGGCACGAAAGAATACGATGCAATGGGCGTGATCATTGGCGAACTTAGCACTGCGATTGATCAGGCCATGCAACGATTCAGAAACATTGACCCTGACTATCAAGTAGAACAACGTATTGAAGTTACGTTGGAGGGTGACAATGTGATTCCTTTCCCTGGACTAAATAGGAAGAACTGATGAATGAATATTATCTCAAAAGAAACTTAGTTCTCTCAAGAGCCCAAGCACTAATTAACGGTGATAGGCAAGAGGAATATGGGCCACCAAATAAAAACTTCAAAGATATTGCTGTTGGGTGGTCAATAATTTTTGACAAAGAGGTAGAACCCTTTGAAGTTGCATTGGCGATGGACTGGGTAAAAACTTGTAGGGCGTTGAAAAGTCCAGAACTTGAAGATAGCTGGATTGACAAGGCCGGTTATAGCGCAATCGGCGCAGAACTAGTAGGAGAATACGACGATGAATGATTTTAATCAAACCACTGAAGCTGATATCAAAGAGCTTGAGATGGAGATCCAGGCTAAACAAGATCAGCTTAACAGCATTAAATACGCAGAGTATGAGGCTGCTAAACAAGAGTATACTCTAGCACAAGAGAACTATCAAGAGGCATACAAGCATCTCATCGTGTGCAAGAATAAATATCTTTCCGAGATGAACAAAAAGGTTCGTGAGAAAAGCGCGACTTACTTTTTTGGTGGCCGCGCCTTCTGATGAAACTCAGGGTACGCCTAGATATTACTGTGGACGATGATGCGTCGTGGATTCCCGCTGATGGAGTTCACGGCGTTATTGATGAAGCAGAGGAATTAATTATAGAAGCCGTTGAGAATTGTGTTGACGGTGCGCTTGTTACTATGGTTGGTGTAAAAGTAGATGAGTAGTTTCAAATCAAATAAGAACCCTATGTTTCGGTCGAAGTTCTCCGAGGATATTTTTAACTTGAAGTATTCTCACCCTGGATGTGATACCTGGGAACAACTAGCTTGCGTCTTGGTTGATGACGTTTGCGGTAACTATCGTTACGGAGAGGACAAGCTTCTAACTGATGACGAGTTGTTTCAGTTGAAGGAATACATTACAGACCTTAAATTTGTACCGGGTGGTAGATACCTCTACTATGCTGGTCGTAAGAATAGATTCTACA